GATCGAACTGGAACATTTCAAACATGAAAATTAACTTGTGGTATTGTTCAGAAATGAAACAATGGCGTTGGTCTCTTACTGATGACCACAGACCTATTGTTAAACAAGAAACTGGTCAGCAACCACATTTGCGTGATGCAATGAATGATATTGCAAATACAGTAGAATATATGTTAGATTGTAAGCAATCTTAATTGTATTCCAGGGGAATTAGTTTAGTGGTAAAATAAGTGCTTTGCAAGCATTAGTCACCAGTTCAACTCTGGTATTCTCCATTATGACAGTTTAGCAACTGTCCACAAAACCACCCATAGGCACCCCATCCATGCTATGATTACTCTGTAATCAATAAATCACATGGCAACACGCAGTTTCATTGCAATCAAACACAAAGACAATACTTATTCTGGTGTATATTGTCACTGGGATGGTTATGTTGAGCACAATGGTAAGATTCTCAAAGAAGATTATCAAGATCGTGCCAAGGTTGTTGAACTGATTGATGGTGGGGATATTTCATCTCTCAAAACTAATCAAACTTGGGATAGTAAACCAGTGTATGAAGTTGATGAGAATGGTGAAGAAACTTTTACTACTGTGAAAGATGAAACTGGTATGAGTGTCTATTCTAACACTCGTGAACCTCAACCTCTTTATTATTATGAACGGGGTGATGCTGATGTAGATCCTAAGCACTTCAAGAATCATCAGAAGATGTACAAATATGCCAAGGATTGTGGGTGTGAGTTTCTATACACCTTTGATGACAGTGAGGTAGACCAACCAAAGTGGTCTTATTGTGGAGTTAATTGATGCAAACAAAAGTGAAACGTAAAATGGTAAGTGTTGAACCTATTTCTAACAAAGCAAAGAATAGGTTTGCTAACATTATGGATAAACTGCATGGTTGTCATGTAGAACAAGAGACAGACAATCAGATGTTTCTTGCATCCATCAACAAACAGTACTTTTTCTGGGTAGAGAAAGTAAATGATCCTAACTGGAAGATAATCTAATGACTAAAGTAGTTCTTATTCGTAAACAATCTGTTGTTGATGAATTGTGGCAGAGAGCAAACACACTTATTGAGAATTATGATGGCGAATTGTATGGATCTACATTGTGCTTAAACATGAATCTTCATCCTCTAGGGTTGATGACACCTGAAGAGTTTCATAGTTGTGTCTATGATGAAGATCTTCAAGCAATTTATGATTATATTTGGACTCATACAAAAGATCATCCTAAATCTCCTTATCCTAATATTGGAGGATATACTCGAGGATTTATCTAATGACACATGATTATGTAAAACTGAACCTTGATGAGTTGGATGCACTGAAGAGTGCCCTACAGTTGTTGTCAAAGAAGGAACAGAAGATTATGGAGGGTAATGGTAAAGTATCCCTTGCTGCCCTGTATAACAAACTTCAGAGCACTGTAGAGTATATTGAGAGGGAGAATAGCAAACCACCTCTTGTGCCACATAAGGAAGTGGCACAGTAAATCCCCACTGTGCCCTTTTGTGTGCTATCATACTTGTATGAATAAAACACAGATGAATTTCGCAACTTCCAATCTTTCTAAGATCAAACCCAAACTGCGTACTCAAGGTAATGTAACTGGCAACTTTGGTCGTAGTAAAGTCAAGGCAGGTTCTCCTATTCAGGGTCTTGGTGTTACTAGTGCAAAAGTTGTCAAAGTTACCACGCAAAATGATTATCTAAACAGAATGTATTATGTTCTAGATAATGCTACTGATAAGCAAGTTCAGCAGTTTGCTTACAATGAAATTCGTAAGATTCTGATTCAGCGTGGACAGTGGTGATACTGTCCACTATCACTTGACCTTTATAGATAAATCTAGTATCATTACAAAGTAATCTAAAAACAAATGCTTCAAACTTATAATTTTACTGGTAATGTTGTTACCTTCATTGGTTTGGTTGGTGTGTTTAGCACTCTTATTATCATTATCACTGCTTTTCGTCGTTACTTTAATTCTAGTTTGCTCAAATGAATAAAACTATCCAAGAGTATGAAAAAGACCTCAAAGATGTGAAGAAGAGGTATGATAAACTAACTAAACAAATTCGTAGGTGTAAATCAGATTATCAGTATGAGATTCTATGTGAAGATGTAGAAGATTGCAGACAAGATATGATTGAACTGCAACTTATTATCACTGAACTACGCAATAAAAAGAAACTTGCTGAGATTGATGTATAGCATGTGACAGTTGTAGAAGTGGCACTGTAAATGAGCACAGTGCCCTTTTTTGTGCTATGATGTCAGTATGACAAAAATCAAAATGGACTTTCAAGATTATTCTATTTCCAAACCAAGCAAAGAATGGTTTGAGAGTAGTTGTAACTTGTGGACAGACCACTATAACTTTTTGCTTGGCATTTCATTCAACAGTGAATCAGATAATGCCTGGTATAAAGAACAGATTTGTTTCAATAAATTGTATGATGTCTGATAAACTTTGGAAGGGCATTTTTCTGTGCTGGATTCTACTTATTGGAGACCCATATGTGAATCTTAAAGCACAAACTGCACCACCTGTAAAAGTGGCACACAATACTTCCCAAACAGGATTTTGTGTGCTATGATGACTACATCAACAGTTGAGGAAGTGATGATTGACACTTGCAGATTGCATGATGATTTAGAAGATTTTGCTGCCTACATTGGTGTTGATTATGATGACTACTATCAATTCATCTATAATCTTCCTGATGAAGATGATCTAGAAGATGTTGAGATAGGTCTCACTGATTGATTGATAGGAATGTGTTTGCCTTAAAGTTACACAATTCTGTTCACTTACCCTTTTTTATTATGTCTACTGAACTGATGGTTGCTGCTCTGCGTCGTGGTCAAACTGGTAATGAGATTCTCTCTATCCTTGATGCAATCACTGGTAGTAGCAATGATGATGCTGCTGGATATGATTATGTTGAATCTCCTATGATTGAATCTGTTCTTGGTATTCAACCTACTCTGGAACCTGTTGAGTTCTGATTGATAAATAGGGGCAGCAATGCCCCTTCTTTTTGTTTATAGGTCTAAGACAATGACTCCCAACTGGATACACAATTCAGGTAAGAAAAAGAATCCCAAAGGTATATCCAAAGGGAAGATAAAAGCACGTAAACAAGTATTGCAATCACTGAAAGTAAAATACAATGTAAAATGACACATTCATTACAGACAGCAGCAGCATTTGAGAGAATTAGTGATGCTCTGCTGGGTAAAACTGATGATGATTTGAGTCAACTGATGCAGGATCTTGAGGATCTGTTGTATAGAGCAAAGTTGATTCATGACACATCAGCGTCATTTAGTGATGGATGTGATTATGATCCTCTCACATATTGTAACATACCAAAGAAATAGTGTGCCAGTTGTGGAACTGTCCACGACCTATTGACTTTTCCTGTTTTATGTGCTATCATACATGTATGAAAAATCAAAACACCAACTTGACCACTGAAAAAGTTATTGACAAGATTGAGCAGTTCTGTGATGTTCTGCGCACTAACTACCAATCTTATGCTATTGCACAACATAGGAAATACATTGAGAAAGGTGATAGTGTAGAATGGCATCAACAACAGATTGATGAACTCTGTGAGGGTATTGGTGTTGATGATTATGTCTACACCAAAGGTAGAAAATATGCCAAGATTATTCATCTTGCTGGTCCCAATAAGCAACGCAGTGCTCATGCTTTTGTGGACTTGAATACTGGTGATGTGTACAAATCTGCAACTTGGTCTGCACCTTCACTGAATGGTGTAAGGTACAACTTGCTTGATGAACAATCTTGTACTCAGATGTATCAACGTGCTGATTGGGCAGGAGGTTATCTCTACAAATGAAATCAACTCAAATTATTTACATTTTTCTTGCATTTATTGCTATTTTGATGTGGAATGGTTTTCTTATTCAAAGAGATACACAACTGTTCAATTCATATAACCATGAAACTGCAAAGGAAAAGTATTGCAAAAACCTAGCACATTGGCACCCTGATTGTAATGTTGAGTGACACTTGTAGAACTGTCCACTAATGCTTGACTTTCTTGTGAATCTGTGGTATCATACATGTATGAAAGATAAGTTTATGCACCAATCCACCCTTGATCTCTTCTGTGACCATGCAGATGCACAAATGGCAGAAGAATATACAATGGAACTAGAAGCAAAAGCAGCAGAACTAGAAGTCACTGTTGACTATTATATTGCTGAGTTTCTTTGATTAACAACAACATTTTTATGCAAACCAAAATTAAATTCAATCACCTCAATCTGCCTGTTCTTGCAGACATCCCCACTGAAACTGTGGATGGATCACGTCGCTATATTGTCAATGGCAAACTGTTGCCTTCTGTCACCACAGTTACTTCCTATCAGAACAGGAAAGTAATTGCAGAGTGGAGAGAACGTGTAGGTGAAGAGACTGCAAGCAAAATCAGTCAATTTGCATCCAACAATGGTACTAAGTTCCACAAACTTGTGGAAGATTATGTCAACAATGTAGATGCAGAATATGATGCTGAGAAGTATGAAGTTGCACTCAAATTGTTCAATCAATTCAAGGCACTTCTTGATGATGTGGATAACATTCACTACCAGGAATCTGCTCTGTATTCTGAACAACTTGGTATTGCAGGTCGTGTAGATTGCATTGCAGAATACAATGGTAAATTATCAGTCATTGACTTCAAGAGTTCTTCTAAACCAAAGTATGAGAATCAGATCCAAAACTATTTTGTGCAGGAGACTGGTTATGCTATGATGTATGAAGAAATGACTGGTCACAAAGTAGAACAAATTGTGACTCTTATTTCTTGTCATTCAGGTGAAACACAAGTTTTTGTCAAGAATCCTGCTGACTATGTTGATACTCTCAAGCAATACATTCAGGAGTACAATAACAAATGAATGAGTGGAAGTGTACTGTAAAGACACCATCTAATTGGTTACAAACTGTGCGTGTAGAAGCATACACTCACAGTGATGCAGTTGCATTTGCTGAATCACAAACTGGTGGCAAATGTATCATGGCAGTGATAGACAACTCATACAGTTCTGATGATAATGAACAGTATTCTGGTGAGTCGTCAGGAATCAATGGTGGGTTAGTGTTATTTGGACTCATGGCATTGATGTTAATTTATGCCTGGAAGTGGATTCTACTTCTCTGTGGTATTTCATTTGTTATTTGGATGATAATGATGCAGTTTGGAGATAACAATTAAATACCTTTTTTGCTAGTGTAGCTCAGTTGGATAGAGCAGGGCTTTTGTAAAGCTCAGGTCGCAAGTTCAAGTCTTGTCACTAGCTTTTATCACAAATGTATGGCATTTCAGTTATACCATGTGCCAGTTCCGCAAAGTGGCACACGACCCCTTGCGGAATCCATAAAAGTGTGCTATCATACATGTATGAAAAATCAAACCACAACTCAATTCCCCACAATGCAATCCAAGGATGGCACAATGCTGGTAGGTTTCTATCCT